AGGACTTATTCTAAAATCTTGTACGTTCTTAGCTCCCATATTCAAAGCCATATATTCGAAGATTCTAACCATGTCAAACTGGCTTCCCAGCTGGGGATTCTTTGCCAGTATGTCATACAATCTAATCCATGATGCACTATCAATACCGCCAGGGATTGTTCCATCCTTAGCGACCACATCATAATCAATTAGTAAATCCCAAGGGGTAGTCTTCAACTGAGACTTATTACCAAATACCTCAGCGAGTTCCCTCTGCCATCTACCAGTTGCATTAATGTAGGTTTCTTTCGTCATCAACTGTTGAGTATGAGATGCGAACATATAAGCCATATCCTGCAAACCCTGCAAGCTAATTACCTTGGCAACTCTTTCCATACGAGAAATAGCCCCGGCACGTGTTCCCTGAAATTCACCACCAGTTAACCTTTCAGGCCCACCTTGACGTAAAGAACCCATCATACTATCATCAGCACCTCCTACCTTCTGCATCCACTGTATAATAAATGAGGAATCGGCGATATTCTGTTTAGTTATATCATTCACCTGTAATTGCTGAACAGCGTCTTTGACTCCCTTGCCCCATGCAGGACGTCTCATCCTAATTAACTTCCCAGGCTGAGGGTCTTTCAAATCTGCTATATTAACGAGATAGGGGTCAACCACGAGCATGTCATTAATAGCTTTCCTTACGTTACTGATGTGCGAGTTAAACAGCCAATCTAATACCTCCTGCATACCGTAGAGTATTTCGGACCTCGCCAATGGAAGGATGGAGTACCCATCAAAATCAGGAGAGGCTGTGATGATAGGATACATCCCATGAGCGAGGCCCAGTTTCTTTGTTTTAATCACTATTGAATCATTAGCCAGTCCAAACAGCCACTTTTCAGGATACTCGCTAGGACCAAGTTCCCACTCCTTTGGGATTAGGTCTACGAACATATAGATAACATCAACTGGATTACTAATTCGCGTGTCGTAAGAGTTGTAACTACTCACGCCCGTCTTCTTATTCCTATGCGACTCCTCAGCAGTGAAAATAGAAGTCCGTTTCAGTTGTACTCCCTTTAAGTATTTAGTATTAAATAACTCCTCACCTACCTTCTCCTCTCTCATCAAACTCATCCTTGAGGTAAGGTCTATCCACCCAACAAACTCACCATCCTGCGTGCGGTGAGAAGGTACTCGTGGGTCTGGTAAGTATAAATAAGGGTCAATGTTGGTAAGTTTATTTCCCTCATATATTACTTCTTCTTCATACGTCCGAGTACCATGACCACGAAAGTAACTAAGGAATCCACTCTTATCTTCTCTTATATTCGTGCCAATCTTCTTCTCCCATGCAGGTGCTGCAGCTCCAATTCCATATACTATTGAATCACGCAGAAAAGTATGTAGTGACAACCCCACCTTAAATACATCACACTGATTCTGTACCACCTTCTCAAGCATGATAGCCCCAACAGTATCCTCAGGCGACACACCCTTGTATTGAAGAATGGGGTCATTTAAGAAGGCCATAACTAAATATGTAAGCACGGTCTCCATAATTACATAACTGTATGGAAACACTATTGAAGTGGGAGCACGAGAGTTACTACTTTTAATTATCTTCTCCTCCTCAGTAGGCTCAATATAAGCAGTCATTACCCTCTCGATCTCATTCCAAGAGGAGACCCTATTTGCCACCACAGAATGACTCTCCCTTGCTCGCCGAAGTACTTCATTCTTAATTCTCTCATGAGTTTTAGACCCTGGCGTTAAATCTAACTCGTATGGATATTCGTAGCCTAAATCCTTCTGCAAATAAGAAGAGTCAATAGGAGCATTTGGATTTCCCTGTAACACATTCATAGTATCTCTCCATTACCTTTGGTTAAAATTTTACCATAGTTATTTACTATTTAACTGCTGTATTGCTACAACTAACATTGAGACCATAGCTCCCAAGTCACGTTTCTCTTCTACTTTACCATCTACAACAACTTGCTTCCTTGCAAAGTCTGGAAGGGTAGAATGGTCTATCTCACCGCCAACTGTCTCTATAAGCATAATCTCCGAGAGTGCATCTCCTACAAAACCTGGAGTATTATCTGCATAACTAGCTGCCGTAAGAGCCCCTGTTACATTTAATACACCGCTAATTGAATGAAGTGCATAAGTAGAAGTTATATCACTATTTGCACCCTTCTTTGCTGCAACTGCTAACACTTCCGCATTTAAAACATGTTGGTCATCAGCAAGTAATCCACTCAATCCACCAACACCCATTTCATCACTACCACCATTCTCATGCTGAGTTGAATGATTTGTAATATCAGTATATATATCAGCTTTCCTCAATACTTCATTATCCGAAAAAGGAGCATTGTCCATAAGCATCTGCTCAACTCTTATACCACGTAAATCTTCACCGTCTTCATACGTGTCAGTATCTTCATATAGAAAAGGCCCTACCGAGCCAATCCACAATTCCTTAATAGCCATTATGCAGACCTCCAATCACCAATAGGATCTTCATATTTAAGCTCTTTAAATTCACTCTCTGGGTCATCATCTAACTCCGACGGGTCAAAGTAGTAATCCAGCTCGTCCATTATCTTCGTGATATAACCAGTTGCATCCATTACGTCCCAATACTTTGAGCGTGGGAACCACCTTAATTGCGATTCTAATGGCCCACAGTTATTCTTATTGTGATACATATAACCCAGTTTATATAATGGCGCTAATGTAGCAACCCTCTCCGCTTTCTTACCTACCGCATGTAGTTCTATGTAATTAGGATAAATTCCACGAACTCGCATTTCATTCTCGATAGGCTGGCTGATAAACTGGTGGAGAGAAGTAACCTCAACACCAAGTATGCGTGAGTTGTTCCGCACGACTTGGTCAAACATAGCGTCATACAATGCGTCTGGTCTAACTTTCTCATTAAATATCTCTCTCACGAATATCTTGTGACTCTCCCTATCTACACCAAGAGTAACCACTGCACTTTCAGCAGAATGAAGTTGTACCGTTTTAGCAGGGTCAACTATCGTCACATGAAGTAAGCGAGAAGTAGGAATTTTCTCCTCCCTCTCTTTACCACTTTCCATCACTGATGTGATGATTAACTCGTCCCCACGATCTTCATAGTACTTAAAATACTCCTCCTTAAAAACCGCATCCTCAATGGAGATAGGAATATTCATTCGCTCCATGTAAAAGAGGTCCATCAATCCCTTACTACGATGTTCCTCTACTTCCTCCTTAACCTCTTCTGTGGTCATATAGTTAGGGTCATATGTATTGTAATTAGCATCACAAATACTCAATCTAATAGTATGCCACTCAGGAGATTCCATCAGCAGCTCGAGCATGGAATCCTCATGCTTAATCGTGTCGATGTAGATAAATGTGGAAGGTTCACTATATTTATCTTCCGTCTTTAATACATCAGAGAAGAACCAATCTCGTTGCTTCTTCCTTATATCCTCATTCCTTATTTCATCCTTATCTTCCAAATCGTCAATAATCAAAAGCTCAGGTCGGTGATTTGACCAGTTCAATCCACGTACCTGCTGACCACTTCCACGTGGGAGAACAAAGGTATTACCATATGCTACCCACGCAGCTTTACTAAACGTATCATCAGCACCTTCTACATCAGCTATTTTAACATTCCCAAATAACTTCTTAACCATTAAATTAGTAAGCAACTCCCTCTTAATATTCTCAGTTTGCATCTCAGCGAGAGTAGCACTATTAGAAATATATACGACAAAGTTAACATCCCTAAAAAGAATCCCCTTAGTCGCCACGGCTCGTGCGATTGAAGTCTTACCAATGCCACGTGGAGCAGCGATAGCAATCTTATGATGCCCTGAATCTATCGCATCAAATATCTGGTCATGTAGAGTAGAGAATGGAGCACTAAACGTATCGCCAAAGAAGAGCTTACACATACTCCTCGTACTTAAATACGCCTGCTCCATTATCTTATTTACTGTAGGGTCTTCTTTAAGCATTACTTACATCCCATTAATAAGGCCTTAACTGACCACACTGTTAAAGGCGCGAGCAAAATAATAATTATCCAAAACCTAGTCTCAAGTATAGTAACTCTAGCCTTCATTCCCAAACTTCCATTACCATATATCCCAAGCTTAATTAATTTAATATCATCTTGGATAGTCTTTATACTCAACTCAATTGCACTATCTACAGCTCTGCGCTCCAGAGTCATATTAAATCTCCCTTACCTTTATATAGGCATCTAACTCAAA